CATTTACCTTGACCTCTATACTTTTTCTTGAAACGTTTAGAGTTTACCTTAGTACTGAATTTGGTTCCACGACCTGTACCTTGTCTGGTCTTCTTAGGTCTTGTTTCTATTTTGTTCATCTGTGTGGATTATAATAAGTGAGATATACTAATAATATGAAAAGTATTAGTAGAATTGCAAAGAATGTAATAACCATTAGATCACCCTAGTCTTCTCATGCCCTACTCTGATTCTAGGATCACACCAGATTTCAAATCCAGCATCCATAGCATCTAAGCAGAAACTTACATCTTCCCCACACATGTCTTGGACTGCTCCTGACTCAAACAACTGCATCTTAGGAGCAAACCATGGATACTTCATATCCTTATGCTCAAATACACCTTTCTTGATGAGCACCCATCCAAAACCTGTGTAGTCAACTGTAAAGGGTTTCTTTCTCTTGGAGATGCCCTCTACCATTTCATGGTTCATGACCCCACCATTGTTTCTGAAGTCATCTTCCTCTAACCAGTGTGCCACAGAGGTAGTTCTACCATCTTCAGTAGCATACCAACCTGCTGCAATAGGTCGCTCCTTCTCAGGATCTATA